AAAACATATTATCCCAAAACATATCTACCTCCTCTAGGAATATCGCTTGAGGATTTGTTCTAAACGTGTATTCATGTCACCCAAGGTCTGCGCTGGTTGACGTGCAGGCATACTCCTACTTAATCGAGGACGTGGCCTAAGTTTTCTCTGAGGAACTGCCAAACGTCCCGCTCCAGAATGGGGAGCTTGATGGGGGGTTGGCTGAGGTTGAGACGAATACTTAGGTCTACGCCAAGGTAATTCTGTGCCAGGTGCTCTAGGTCTCTGTGTTCTATCCCAAGTCATCGTCATTTTATGGGCCTCCTTGTGTTTGTTGAGGCGCTGCCGGTACTCCTCCACCTAATTGTGGCCGCTCACCCATCTGTGGCGGGGCAGTAGCCATAGCTTGCTGTGCCATCTCCATCTTGAGCATATTCTCAAAGTCTTTACTAAGTATTTGCGCTTCCATCTCCATGCCTCTCTTGGTCAAAAGTTCTATCTGATGAAGGGTTTTAAGTTTCCAGTTCGAGTTCCTGATTTCCTGCAAATCCAAGTCCTCTCCTATCTGCTCAGGATTCTGGAATTTAATAACCTCTTTTCTGATGAAACTATCAGGAGCCAAAGGTGGATCACTTTGTTTCATCATCTGTGCTTTAGCATAGTTGGCTACTTCTTCCTGGGGAGTAATAGACAGAAATTCGTACTTAATCTCGTGATTGCCCTCAATATCAGCAGGCTCAATGGCCCTGTAGAAGTGTTTACCTCTGGTGTCATCACCCTGAGCCATCCATTCGGTTTCGTAAGACAAAAACTGGTCTTCCACCATCCGGGCTGTCTTGCTACAAACTAAGCCCATAGTAACCAACAGGGGAGTTAGTATCTTCTTGACACCCTCTGTCAGTTTTTCAAGAGCTGTTCCAGACAATTCCTGGCCCTTCCATAACTGACCAGATAATAGCCAAGAGAAACCACCACGCTGCACGGCCTCAGCCATCTCCTTGAACAGTACAGGTGTAGACGCGGCAATATCTGCTGGTGTCAGAGGAATCCACTCCGACTCCCACGGTATCGTCTCAACCGTACCTTTCCCATAAGGGGTCTCTTCAATCACAAGGTTCCGGTCTTCTGTCCTGATGAATCCACCAGGCTTATTGGCTTTAACAATAAGTGTCATCCAGATAGTCAAGATTTTGTTGAGTGCAGGGTAAAGATTCCTGTTAGCAGCAAAGATAGATTCTCCCCAGCCTTTAAGATAATCCTTAGCCATGACAGCACTTTCGCCCAGCACCCGCGGCGTTGTAGTCACTGGGAAGATAACGAAGGGCGGGTAACCGATATTATGCTTCTTGCGCTGAATCTCAACGTCATCTATGAGAACCACATTCTCTTTAACGCACCAGAAGTCTGTGACTTTTACGGTCTCCTGTTGAGCTACGTAGCCATAATCTGTCAACACACTATCAGCATCGCGGTAGGTAGTATAGGCCACCCATTTCAAACCTCCCATACCAATACCCCATGATAGATAGCGCGGGTCAACTGGCATTATCGCCGGAACTAAGCGGCCACTCTCATCCCTATAAATCGTGACTCTCATACTCATCCAGCCACGCGTACTACCCCAAAAAGCCAGCGTACTCTTAATCGGATGCTCCAGCATATCGGCAAGCCACTCATCAGCTGATTTGAACATACTGATATGAAATTGCTCAATAGTATTCTCTTTGTCGGGGTTCTCCTCCTCATCATGCACAGTAACAACAGGCACCGCAGCCTCTAAAAGCTGTATGCACATATCGCCAAAGTGCCTGGGCTCGTTAAGGGTCACATTATCAGAAAACTCATCCAGCTTAAATTCCTCGAGCTCATAAAGTCGCATATCGCCATCTTGACGCTCATGGCGAGTGAAATGAGTATCATTAAAAGAATTTACCAACTTAATAATTGTAGCTGCATCGTAACTACCAGCTTTCCTTTGCGTTGCAACCTGAGTGCTTTTAGCCATAATGCCTCCTATGGTGCAGTAACCCTAACCCCAGTATCTCTTGTCGTCAATCTAATACCCTTTCTTGGTTTTAATTTCCCGTCTCTGCCTGGTATAAATAGTTTACCATACATACCTTTACTTGTTTCCATCGGTGCATAGCCCATGTTATTGACAATATAATACCCGACTGCTTTTGTTGAATGACAATTTTTGTCGGAAATCTTGCCAGTGTTAAGTTCATACACCCACGGGCCGCCACCACTCACAGGGTTAGGCCCACCACCGCACTCAGCAATAAAGCCCCTGCAAGTATAATTTACATATAAATTCGGCCTCCCATGCTCATTGAGCTTCAGCATTGTCCGCAAGGCTTCAACACCACCTGAAACACTAACTGGCCTAGCTTGAAGATACAAGTTAGTTTTTTTACGCCATACCTCAATCGGGGCTGGCATAGCCTGGTGTTGTTTGGCAGCAACATCAATAGCACCGCCGCTAACCTTACCAAACCACGGCCAGTCCTTTTTACACTTATTGATTACCTCTTCGGTGGTCATACGCTGGACATAAATCTCATCTACCAAATAAAGGCAACCCTCTTTGATTTGAATTGCCAGTACAGCATAAGCTCCAGGTAATCCATAGCCAGGGTCTATTGCTATATGCACTGGGATACCAGGGTCGTAAGGAAAGTAGCCCACATGGGTCTTATTAGAGAACTCAGGTAATACCAACCCAGCAGGCTTACAAGGTATAGCACCATACCGCTCCTGGAAAATATCCACTGGTGTTTGCCTCTCAAGGCTGAGAATCTCGGGGTCCTGGCGGCCACCTGGGAATTTAAGTAGATTTGCCCATGTTGGGAGAGAGAATGACTTAGCGTCATCCTCATTCGGCACTTCCCATCGTGTAAACAACTCAGAGTACCAGGAGCCGACCACGCCGCTCTCACTTGCGCCCTCAAACGTACCGCTCAAGACCAATGGTGACCTTCTCTCCGACAGACGGCCTAGAACCCTCAAAAATGCCATGTATTCCATCCTAGCTGCCTCACACATCAAGATAAATCCAGGTGCTTGCATACCCAATTTCTTAAAATCCATGGCACTTTTGGTAACAACTTGATTCCCATTCCACAAATTCATCCAAAGTGAGCCCTTATGGGCTTCGCTGATGTCCTTGAGCAACTCCAATTTTGCCATATCTTCGCCGATGTAGTTAAATTCCTCCATGGCACCATCATAATCAGGCCCAATGAGCCAGATTATTTCAGTTTTTGGGTTTGCACATGCCAAAACAGTTTCAATAGAGCCAGTTTTCGACTTACCTCCACGCTCACCTCCAGCAATTAGCTTAATCCTAGCATCGGATTCATGAATTGGGATTTGAGCAAACTGAGGAGTGTAACCAATCCGACTGAAGATATGGTCTCTATAACTGGCCTTACTCATTTCTTACGCTGCTTTACCTCACCGCGCATTTCATAAGAACCGGTTTTCACCAACGTTAACTCGGCTTCAAGAATTAAAACACGACTTTCAAGCTCTGCTATTCGTCTACGTAGAAATGTGTCTACAAGATGCTCTTTCCGTGATGGCAGTAACTCCAAATTCTCCAATGAGTTGTTCTGTTTATCACCATCTTTGTGGTGGACTATCTCCAACTTTTCTAAGCATCTGCCAAGAAATGTCGCCATCACCAAACGATGTTCAAGAACCGTATGATTAGCACGGTCGGTCATTGAATAAAATGGACTATCTGATGGAAGCCAAATTCGTATGTAGCCCCCACGTGTCTTTATTCTGCCACCATTCCACATTCCGTGCGCAGAACCACTACACCCCTGCGATAGAGCACCATTGCGCCTCGCATTACATACCCTGCATAAAGGTGGAGACGGATAATGCTTCTTTACCCAGCGTTCCTTCCTACATTCTGGACAAGCTAACCAAATATACGTGTCTGTGTGATAACCTTTATCTCCGCGCTTTACCTTTCGCCTTTCACCTATATCGGGCATATTTTATTTCCCCTTTCTTTGTTTCACTTCACCTGCCACGGGCTTGCCCTTTCCAGGGGGATAGCAGACTTTTACATAAGTCCGAGACTTTTGTCCTTTCGGCTTAATCGTCCTTACTCTGCCTCCAGCTTTTACGCATCTGGTGAATCTAGGTGGCATTATTTCGCCTCCAGCTACTTAAAAATATAGCACACTTTTTTCAATTATGCAAGGGGTAGTGGTCAATAATACCTAAAACACAAGATATAGTACTCTTTAATTTTCCTTTGTCCTCTCATCAATTTTCGGTTGCGGTAAAAACGCCTTATCCGCATAGAGATTATATTGCCATGTACGCCCATACCTGGGGTGAACACCAAACACAAGCTGCATAGGCTTTGAGGCTCGACCCACGACCTCTAACGCCCACGAATCAC